TCGCAGAGCGCCTACGACGTCCACCGGGCGCTGAACGGCGGGTGGCACTGGAAGGTCGACAACAGTAAGCGACGGATCGGCAATCTCCCGGTGCAGGGCGACAAGTACGGCGACATCGGCAACGCGCTGGCCTACGGGGTGTCGCGGGTGTTGCCGTATGCGCGGCAGTTTGTCCAGCCGGCCAAGAACCGCAACCCGTATTTCAACCCGCTCAAGCGGGCCATGAGCTATGCGTCGGTTCCATACGACGGCCGCCAGCCGGTCGTGCGGCGCCCTACGGCGTTCGGTCCACCGGGCGAGATCACGTTGCGGACTGGGATATGAGGGCGGATAGGCTGAAGGCTGAAGGCTGAAGGGACGAGATGGGAAGGTATTCACGTTTTTGGGAGATGCGGGAAGGGTCGAAAAAGCGCGCCGTAGAGGTATTCAAGTGCACGGGCTGCGGGGCTGTGACAGATCACCCGCGCGGTCATAACGGGGAGCCGGACGTGCACCGCTGCCATCCAGGGTGCCCTGTGCACGCGAGCGATTGGCGGCCGGGCGAACGCGACGTCGATTACCGTAAGAACTTCGACCGGATATTTCCGGACGCCCCGGGGGCTGGAGTATGAATAGGCTGAAGGCTGAAGGCTGAAGGTAAAAAGGCTAAAACAATGCCGCGAGCCGAAATAACGCGCGATCCGATGGACGATCTGATGGATGCCAAGGCCCGTGTCGACCGTGCCGAGCGCAGCATTCCCGTCATGGACGAGCAGGAGGCCGCCGAGCGCGGGGAGGCGGCGCGGCGGATCGGCATCGAGCAGGAGAAAAATATCGTCGACTACGTGGCCGACTGCACCCGGCAGTCCGTCACCGCCACCGAAGACGCGCGCAAGCAGCAGGACCACTGCTGGAGAGTCTACAACGAGGACGAGCCGGTATCCTACGGAAACAAGGACGCCTGGCAGTCGCGCGTGATCGTGCCTAAGCCGTTCGGGACGGTGCAGTTCGGCGCGGCAGTTATCAAGAAGGCGTTTTCGCCGGACTATCTCAGCATCAACGACGAGCTTTCCGAGACCGCCAAGGAATTCTGGAAGATCGTGCTGGACATCCAAAACAACGAGCAGCACGGAAACTTCATCACGGCCTTTACGGACGCCGTGGTGATGTCGCTCGCAGTCGGCATCAGCCAGGAAATCATACCGCGCTGGATCCCAGGAAAGGGGCTCCAATACTCCTTGGTCGAGCCGTGGAAGATCCTGCGAGACCCGGACGCCCCCCGCCGCGATCCGCAGGGTGGACTTTACTGGATCCACCGCGAATGGCTGGACTGGCACGTTCTGCGCGACGGGGAGGCGCGCGGAAAGTATTTCGACGTCGACCGGGTGAGAAACACGTCCGATTCGACGGCATCCCCGCACGACCCGTTCATGACGCGCGATGCGATCGAGGCCAGGAAGAATCAGATCTACAAGCGCAGCGAGTTCCGGACCATGCACCTGGTCGAGGAATTCTACGGCATGGTGCTCGATAAGCGCGGAGAGGTGATTTTGCCGCGGGCGCAGCTGACGGTATGCGGCGGGAGGATCATCGAGGAGCCGAAGGCGGTCCCGTACAAAAAGCTGAGATGGCCAGGGATTTCGTTCTCGCCGTTTCCGTCGCTTTTAAGCTACGGCGGCCGCGGGCTGCTTTACAAGAGCGTCATCAGTGTGTGGGAAGCCATGTGCAACCTGCAATGCCTATTCGAGGACGGCTTGAAGTGGCTCGTCAATCCGCCGAAAGAGATCTGCGTCGATCAGCTGGTGAACGCGCTCGATGTAGAGGACTGGCCAGGAAAAAAATATCTGACGCGCGAGAGCGTAAACGGCCAGCAGGCGATCCGTGAAAACGTCCGCCGGGACGTCACCGGATCGATCCTGGCGAACCAGGCGTACCACGACCAGATCTACCAGCGCGGAAGCTTCGTGACCGACGCCGTGCAGGGACTGCCGGGCTATCGCAAGGACATCACCTGGCGCGAAAGTCAGCAGATGCTCGACCAGGGGCTCGGCGTGTTCCAGATGATCGGGCAGAACGTCGAGGCCGGCGCGGTCGCGGCGCTCACCGCCGCACAGGACGTGGTGGACACGTTCGCCGGGTACAGCGACTACCTGGAAATGTTCGGCCGCGGCCCGCTGGACGAAATGATGGTGGCGCCGGACCCGCGGCGTCCGAACGGCGTCAACGGTGTACCGAAGCTGACCGGCCGGTTCCATGTGAGCGGTGTTTCGGCGCTGATGAAGGGGGCCGAGACGCTGCAGCACCTGGTGCAGGTCTTTATTCCGCTGTCCGGTCAGCCGGCGTTTGCGCCGTACCTCGAACCGCACCGGATGCTAAAGGCGCTCGAAACGCGGACGAACCTGACGGACGAGGGGATCGTCGTCACCGACGAGCAGGCCGAGCAGATCAAAAAAGACATGCAGGCAGCCGCAGCCGAAGAAAAGAAAAAAGCCGAAGAGGCCGAAGGCATGGCGCAGGTTGAAGGACTCGTCAAGATGCTGAAGGAGCTCGGTTTCGAGAAGGCGGACGGCGGCAAGCGTAATGCGGAAGGAAATAAAGAATGAGCGGTGCCGCGGTCGACATCATCAGCGGCCGGCCAATGGCCGAGGAGTTCGGGCAGCGCGCGTCGCGCGAAACGGAAGCCGGAAACCTGATGGACCAGATGCGTCTTGCCGGCATCAGCCGGACGGATGCGTATCGGGCCGTCGTGCAAAAAGTGATGGAGGTGCTGGAACAACGCATAGCGACGGTGTTGAATAATGACCCCCAGGCGAAAGTTTGCCTGGATATACTCAGATCGATTTCAGCGCCGGAGGTAACGGCGCAGGACGCCGCCCGGCGCTATGTGCGGCGCTTTAACCCATTAACACCGGCCCTCGGAAACGAGACCACGCCGGAGAAAGAGATGTTCCCATGACCGTATCAGCAGCAGAAAGCCAGACCACGCCGATTGTGACCGGCGTCGATATTTTTTCATTCGGCGCGGCGGATAAAGCACCCGGCCCTGGCAATGAAGAGTCTGAACAGGCCACCCCGGCTCCAGCCAAAGAGGAACACCCGGGCGAAGCCAGCGAAAAAGAAGGCGGAAGTCTGAAGGCTGAAGGCGGAAGCGAAAAGGAAGAAGAATCCGCACCGCCAGAATCAAAGCCACGGTTCAAGGACCATGCGGCCGCCGAGGAAGGATACCGCAATCTACAGGGGCAGACCACCAAGGCGCAGCAGGAGTTGGCCGATGCCAGAAAAAGGCTGGCCGAGATCGAGGCCCAGCAGGCGGCGCAGCGCGATCAGCAGAGTGCGGGCGAGCGGCAGGCGCTGATCGACCAGGCGATCGACGAGTACGAGATCGAGCGCAACGAGAAAGCCATGAAAGACATCGAGGCGCTCGACACCGACGATCCGGAGCACCAGAAGAAGGTAGCCCGGATTTGGGCGGCCTGTCACAAGGACGTGCGGAAGTTCGTCGCGGCCCCGGTCGACAAGGACGGGAAGCCGTTGGAAGTCGGAAGTCGGAAGTCGGAAGTCGGAAGTGCAGAAGAAAAGCAGATTCCGCCGGAAGGCGTAGAATCATCCGCCGCGGATTCCAATGCACGTTCTGCACGAACGTCCCCAAAGGCGGGTGGCAAGACGGCCGATCAGATCCGCGAAGAGATCGACGGGAAGGTGCGCGCGGCCGGGATCGACCCGGACGACGAGCTTTGGGTCGGGGTTGCGCTGACTACGCCCGAGAAGGACGCAGACGGAAAGAGCATGTCCGTCGATCAACAGATCGAATGGACCATCAACCGATACAACGAAAAGCGCGCGGCGATGCTGGCCCGCGTCCGGCAGGAGGCAGGTCTTCCGCTGGGCGAGGGCGGCGGCGGACCCCCGGCCGAAAAGGGCGGTGGAGGCAATCCTCCGGCCGGTCCGATCGGCCTCGGAGACGCCATCGCCAGGGCCAACGATCGCCGCCGACTGATATGACCGGCGCTGGAGCGCCGGTCTGTTCGACGGAGGTAATGAACCATGGGCAACACGACCACCTGGACCTATGACGCCGAAACCGGAGTCTACAAGAACCACGCGCTATCCGGGAAGCTGCTGGAGACCGCAGCTCAAAAAATGGTCTTCGTGCCGTTCACCGACAAGGTGGAAGGCTTCGGCAAGAAGATGGGCGAGTCGATCACCCTCGTGCATTACAACGAGATGAGCGACCCAACCTCGGCGGTGCTGGAAGAGGATACCCGCATCCCGATCGACAAGCTCTCCATGGACGTGCGCCAGATCACCGTGCAGG